CCCACCCCGGCCTGGTTGACCCGCCTGCATCACATGCCCGCCTGTCTGCCTCTCGCTGGGGCGGTGTGCGCCGTCGTCATCAACGTCATCGATGACGCTCCCTCGACGTAGGACCCTGGGGAGGACTCCCCCCAACGTCGTTGTGAATACCAGTTGGCTTAGCACGAGACAGTGTGTACGGGCAGTCACCTTTTGGAGATCAATAACTACTCTGCGTGGAGGCCCCAGTGCAGGACACTTCGTACTCCCCACCTGAGGACATCTTCGCCCCGAACAACAACGAACAGGTCGTCTGGGGCTATCCGCTCGACCTCGCCGACTGGCAGACGTACATCGTGGCTCATCGTCCCTGGCGGATGCCCGGCGAGACGCAGTCCGTCTACGTCACCCGCGTCGCTTCGATGTACCCCGACGCCACAGCCCAGGAGATCGCCCGATGGTTCGACCACGCCACCCTGTACCCCGTGTAAGGCCGCGCCCGCACCGACGCGCGATCCTGCTACTCGGCTCGCTGTTCGCCGTCGCCGCGCTCGCTCCGGTCGCCGCGCATTCGACATCGACACCGCCTGCGCCTGTCGTTACGCCCGTATCACCGACCGCCTCAGCTTCGTCGCTGACGCCCGAGCCGCCGTCACCTAGTACGTCGCCACCCTCCGCGACGCCGACGCACACACCGACGCACACACCGACGCACAAGGCGACCCACAAGGCGACGCCGACCCACAGCGCAACACCGACCCACAGCGCGACACCGAGCGCAACGCCTAGCACAACCCCGAGCGACCCTCCGTCGCCGACCGACCCGCCGACCACCCCGTAAGGAGCACCGTGACAACGCTCGGAACAACGCCCGCCTCGTCGGCGCTCGTGGTCGCCATCGGCCAGATCGAGACCGCGCTCCCGTCAGTCAGCCCGACCGGCGATACCCCGGACATCAACACGTATTCCACGCTCGTCGCCGCGATCCAGACGCTCCTGGCGAACCTCAATGCTGTCGTGTCCTACGAGGCGAGCCTGTAAAACGCCCTCGGCACCGTTGCGCACGCGAGGCATAGCGCGCGCAGGTCAACGAGGCCGCTGCGCCCCACAGCGGAATGAGAAGCGCGTCTTAGTCGCGCATGGGGCACCCATGGCCTGTAGCTCAATGGCAGAGCACCCGACTGTTAATCGGGCGGTTTCAGGTTCGAGTCCTGACTAGCCAGCCACACGACCCGCCGCGCCCCGAAGGAGGTGACGCATGGCACGAGGCACCGCGCACGCACCCAAGCCCGACGGCCAGCGCCGCCGTCGCAACCAGCCCGCCAACGGCGAGCGCATCTTCGAGCGCACCGGCGAGGTGCACGGGCCGGCGATCGAGTCGGCGACGTTCCGCGCGACCTGGCCGGAGCCCGTCATCGCATGGTGGGAGACCTGGCGACGGCAGCCGCAAGCCGTGTCCTTCGAGGACACCGACTGGCAGCGCCTCGCCGATCTCGCGCCCCTTCGCGAACTGCTCGGCAGCGATGACCTGTCGCCCGCCGAGCGCGTGAAGATCCTGACCGAAGTTCGGATGAACGAGGAACGCCTCGGCGCGACATACACCGACCGCCAGCGCGCTCGCATCCGCATCACCGACGACACCGACCTGGACGCCGCCGAAGGCCCTGGGCTCGCATCGGTGACCCACATGACAGACGTTCGTAACAGACTCTCATCCCTCGTTGACGAAGACGACTGACCCGAAAGGCATCCCACGTGCCGACGTTCCCCATGACCCGCGCTGCCGACCCTCGTCGGGCCACCGTCGAGATTGACGACACGCTCATTGAGGCGTTGCGCCCGTTCGACCTCGACCCCAACATCGTCACCGAGTTCTACCCGTGGCTGCTCCACGACGAGCTGCCCACCGACTTCGGCATCGGCCTCATCGTCGGCGCATCTGGCTCCGGCAAGTCGACACTGCTCGACGCGTTCGGCGTGTCCGCCCCGCCGTCATGGTCGCAAGGCCGCGCGATCGTGTCGCACTTCGACGACGCGACCGACGCCGCCGACCGCCTGTACGCCGTGGGACTCAACAGCGTCCCGACCTGGCGGCAGCCGTATGACACCCTCTCGACCGGCCAGAAGTTCCGCGCCGACCTGGCTCGCCAGATCGGCACCGGCGCGGTCATCGACGAGTTCACCTCGGTCGTCGACCGCAACGTCGCCAAGTCCGCCTCGCGCGCGCTGTCCGCATGGGTTGCGCGCAACGGCACGCGTGACGTTGTAATCGCTTCCTGCCACCGCGACGTGATCCCGTGGCTGCGCCCCGACTGGGTCATGGACACCGACGCGGGCACGCTCACCGTCGGCGACGCCGAGGACATCCCGCAGTGGTACGGCCAGTGGGTCCTCGGCGACGAGGTGGGACGCCTTGTCCTCGCCTAGCCTGACCCTCAACATCTTCCCCGTGAACGGGAAGCGCGTCTGGCCGTACTTCGCGCCACACCACTACCTCAGCGGCAACTACTCCGGGCACCGCGCGTTCATCGCGTGCCTGGAGGACGGCACCCCGACCGCGTTCGCGTCGGCAATCGCGTTCCCGCACGGCAGCATCAAGAACGGCTGGCGCGGGCACCGGCTCGTCGTGCTCCCTGACTTCCAGGGCCTCGGCATCGGGACTCGCCTCGACGAGTGGCGCGCCGTCTACGTCACGAAGGTCATGGGCGGTCGCTTCTACGTCCGCACATCGCATCCGCGCCTCGGCATGGCTCGCGATGCGTCGCCGCGCTGGCGTCCGACCAGCTCGAACAAGCGCCTGCTGAACGCGAAGCAAGCCTCCAACCAGTTGGCCACCATGCCGACCTGGAAGCTGGACATGACCCGCGTCTGCTGGTCGCACGAGTACATGGGAGAGCCCGATGGAGCAGCCTAGCCTGTCGATTCAGGTCTACCCCGTGAACGGCCCGCGCGTCTGGCCGCACTTCGCCTCGCATCACTACCTGAACACGAAGTACAACGGCCACCGCGCGTTCATCGCGTGTCTGCCCGATGGGACGCCCGTTGCGTTCCTGTCGCTGATCCGCCTACCCCACGCGCAGCTCAAGAACGCCTGGCGGTCGCATCGCACGGTCGTCCTGCCCGACTTCCAAGGGCTCGGCATCGGCACGCGGCTGTCCGACTGGCTCGGCGAGTACGTGCGGCAGGTCATGGATGGCCGCTTCTACTCGCGCACGACGCACCCGCGCATGGGCATACATCGCGACCGCTCGCCTCGCTGGCGCGCGACCTCGATGAGTGGCCGCAAGCGCACGGAGACGCAAGGCAATCGCGGCATCACAACGTGGAAGGTCGACCTGGTGCGGACCTGCTGGTCCCACGAATACATCGGCACCCAATCCACCTAACCGCGTCGGGCAGGCCCCGCGCATACGCGCGCGAGGCAGGCCCCCGTGAAAGCAATCAAGACCGTCAAGCCGTTCCCCACCGATGGCAGCATCGCCACCCTCGGTTGGGGCGTGGTCGAGTTCATCGAGACATGGCTCATCCAGCCCGATGGCGACGACGCAGGCGACCCGTTCCGACTGACCCCCGAGCAGATCAATTTCATCCTCTGGTTCTATGCCGTCGACATCAACGGCCGCTGGCGCTTCCGCCGTGGCGTGCTACGCCGTAGCAAGGGCTGGGGCAAGTCGCCGTTCCTCGGCGCGCTGTGTCTCGCCGAGCTGGTCGGCCCGGTCAAGTTCGCCGGATGGGACCGCGACGGTAACCCGCTCGGCCGTGAACACTCGGTTGCCTGGGTCGTCATCGCTGGTGTCTCCGAGACGCAGACCGCCAACACGCTCGACGCGATCCGCGCGATGGTGTCGGGTGAGTTCGCCGAGGCATTCAGCCTTGACGTTGGCATCACGCGCATCTACGTCACAGGCGGCGGCAAGCTCGTCCCGATCACGACGAACCCGGCCACCCAGGAGGGTGCCCGCCCGACGTTCGCGGTCATGGACGAGGTCCACCACTGGACGCAGGGCAACGGCGGCAAGAATCTCGCGAAGGTCATCCGCCGTAACCTCGCGAAGTTCAAAGGCCGCAGCGTCGTCACCACGAACGCACACAACCCGGCCGAGGACACCGTCGGCCGCGACTACTTCGACGCTCATCTGGCGCAAGCCGAGGGCCGCACTCGCAAGCAAGACCTGCTCTATGACTGCACCGAGGCACCGTCGCTGACGGATGAGGACTTCGCCGACGAGGCGATCCTGCGCCGCGCGCTCCAGTGTGCCTACGGCAACGCCACCTGGGTCGACCTCGACGACATCATCTCCGAGATTTACTCGCCCGACGTCCCGATCGAGGACTCGTGCCGGTTCTACCTCAACCAAATCGTCGATGCCGCTGACGCATGGGCGACCGCTGGCGAGTGGGACGGCAACTTCCAGCCCACACTGCCCCCGCTCAAATGCAGCGTGCCGGGTCAATGGCGCAAGGGCGGAGACACTGTCACCCTCGGGTTCGACGGTGGCCGTACCGACGACTCAACCGCCTTGATGGCCGTCCGTATCAGCGATGGTGCGCCGTTCATCCTCGGCCTGTGGGAGAAGCCCGAAGGTGCGGCCGGCGAAGGCTGGGAAGCGCCCCGCGACGAGATCAGGGACGCGGTCGACCACGCCTTCTCGACGCTCGATGTTGTCGCGTTCTTCGCTGACGTCGCCTACTGGGAGACGGATGTCGATGACTGGCGCGACCGCTACGGCGAGCGCCTGTATCACAAGGCCACCGCGAAGCATTCCGTCGCGTGGGACATGCGCGCGCATGGTGCCGACACCGTCCGCGCCACCGAGGCACTCCACCGCGCGATCAGCGACCAAGCCGTCCCGCACGACGGCGACCTCCGGTTGCGGCGACACGTTCTGAACGCACGCCGCCGCCCTGGCCGCTGGGGTATCGCGTTCGGCAAGGAGTCCCGCGAGTCCCGCCACAAGGTCGACGCGCTGGCCGCATTGCTGCTCGCTCGCATGGCCGCCACGTACATCACAGGCACCAACGCCCTCGCCAAACGCGGCGGCATCGGTGTGCTCACTGGCTACGGCCGCCGCAACCCGGCGCTCGCTGCCCAGCAAGCCGCTGCGTACGCCGCCGCCATCGCTGCGGCCACCCCCCGCAAGACCGACGACACCGAAGCCGCCCGATACCGCGCGATGGCAGATGCCGCGCGCGCCGCCAAGACTGGAGAGTGACCCGCACATGGCGACCGCCAATCCCGTCAAGCTGGCGGCCGACCTCATCGCCGAGCACAGCGCCGCCGTGGCCCGCAACGGGCACCACGGCGTTGTGGCTCGCTACCTCGCGGGCGATCACGACCTGCCCTACATGCCGCGCGAGCACCGCGCCGAGTACCGCATCATGGCGCAGCGCAGCATCACCAACCTGCTCCCGCGCGTGTCCGACACGTTCGTCAAGCTGCTGTTTCTCGACGGCTACCAGGTGCCTGACGCGAAGGGTAACGCCACCGAGTGGGATTGGTGGCAGGCGAACAAGCTCGACGCCCGCCAGACGATCACCCACCGCGGCGCGATCGAGTACGGCGCAAGCTACGTGCTCGTCCTGCCGGGCGACGATGCCCCCGTGATTCGTCCGCTGGACCCGCTGCGGTCTATGGCCTGGTACGAGGACGAGGACGACGACTGGCCGGTCTACGGACTGCGCCACAAGGGCAAGGACCTCGACGGCAACGTCATCTGGGAGGTCTACGACGACACGAACATCTACACGCTGACCTCCAAGCGAGGCAGCTCCGATTACGTGCTCGTGACCACCGAGGCGCACGGGCTCGGCGTTACCCCGTTCGTGCGATTCCGCGACCGTCTCGACGGCAAGCCCAACGGCATCATCAAGCCACTCATCGTCCCGCAGGATCGCATCAACGATTCCGTCTTCGCGCTGACGATGGCGATGCACTTCGCCTCGTTCCGGCAGCGCTGGGCCACCGGCCTAGTGATCCCGACCGACGAGAACACGACCATCACGATCCCCAACCCCGGCTATGACCCGAACGGCTCGACCGACCCATCGGTCAACCCGTCCACGCTCGACGTGCCGAACCCGAACTATGGCCAGCCCATCGAGACGTTCCAGGCCGCCGTCGACCGACTGTGGGTCACCGACCAGGCGACCGCCAACTTCGGCGAGTTCCACCAGACGACGATCGACGGTCACCTGTCCGCGCTCGACGCCGCCATTGAGGCCGTTGCGACCCTGGGCCAGCTCCCCGCTGGTCTGCTGAAGGGCAACTTGGTCAACGTGTCCGCCGAGGCGCTCGCGTCGCTCTACGACGTGACGAAGCGGCAGAACGACGTTTACAAGATGTTGTTCGCCGAGGCATGGGAGCAGGTGTTCGACCTGGCCGCTATCGCCGCTGGGGAAGACCCCGCCGAAGATGCGCAGGTCCGTTGGCGTGACACCGATGCGCGCTCGTTCGCCGCGACGGTCGACGCCCTCGGCAAGATGGTTCAGATGATGGACGTGCCACCGGAGGCCGCCTGGGCGATGATCCCCGAGGTCACCGACACGGACATCACGCGGTGGAAGGCCATGGCCAAGGCCAACGACGGCCTCGCCGCGCTGACGGCCGCGCTGACCAAGGGCACCGCGCCGAACATGCCGGGCACCCCGGCTGATGCTGTCAACCAGGCGCAGGGCGCAGCACCGCCACCGCCACCGGCTAAGTGAGCGTCGCGTACGCAGCGCGCCGCCTGACGGATGCCCATCGAGTCGCACAAGCACGTATCGCGCTTGACTCGGTGGGCAAGCTGACGGCCGTCTGGAACACGCTGCTGAAGCCCTCCAACCTCAACGGTTACGCCTCGTACATGACCGCCATGACACACGTTGTCGAGACGGGCCGGCAGTCGTCCTCGCAGATGGCCGCCGCGTACTACCGCGCGCACCGCGATCTGCTCGACATCGAGGGCGATTACGACGTGATCCTCGGTGAGGATGCCGTCGTCGCCGCGATTCAAACCTCGCTGCTCGTCATGGGTCCGGTCCGCGTGAAGACGTTGCTCGGCAACGGCGACACGATCGCGACCGCCATGGCCAAGGCGCTGCTGGCGAGTGCTGGGTCAGTGACCCGCATGATCGCCGACGGTGGCCGCAGCACGATCCGCGAGAACGTCCTCGCCGACAAGCAGGCACGCGGGTGGCAGCGCATCACAGACGGCGACCCGTGCTCGTTCTGCCAGATGCTCGCCGACCGTGGCGCTGTCTACAAGGACGAAGACACCGCAGGCGGCAACGACCCTTACCACGATCACTGCCTCTGCACGGTTGAACCCGTCTACGAATAAGCCTCCTCGGGCGTGCCCCGAGGTTGTCCCACCAATCCCCGCGCGTGTCGGCAGGTCCGCCGCGCGACCACGTCCAGGAGACGAAAACAATGACCGAAACCGCCCCCGACGCCCCGGCTGCGACCACCGCACCGGCCACGGAGACCGCCCCGGCTACACCCGCCGAGACGCCGCCGTGGGGCAACGACTTCGACCCGGCGCGCGCCTGGCAGCTCGTCCAGAACCTGCGCACCGACAAAGAGAAGCTGACCGGCAAGGTCACCGAGTTCGAGTCGGCCGCGCAGCGCGCGATCGACGCCGAGAAGACCGAGGTCCAGCGCGCCACCGAGCGCGCCGAACGGGCGGAGAAGGCCATCGCTGACCGCGAGGCCGCCGACAAGCGGAAGACCGTGATCGACAAGCACGGGCTGTCTGCTGACGACGCCAGCTTCCTCGCGGGTGTCTCCGATGACGACCTGGACGCGCGCGCAAAGGCGCTCGCTGCCCGGCTCGGTATCGGCCAGTCCACCAAGGACGCCGCCGAGGCCATCCCCGGCAAGCCAACCCCGAAGCTGACCGCTGGCCACGAGGCGAGCGGCGCTGCCGACACATTCGACTACATGGCCCTTGCGGACAAAGTCCACAAGCGGCTCATCTAACACTGGAAGGAGTTAGCCAGCATGGCTAACACGTTCAAGACCATCGCGGCGGACAACCTCTCGCAGACCGCCTCTGCTCTCGTCTCCAAGGACATGAGCATCGCCTCGGTCGTCAACCGCGACTGGCAGTCCGACTTCGCGGGCAAGCGCGGCGCGACCGTGAACGTCCGCATCCCGGCTGTCCTCCAGGCGCGTACGCGCAACCTGGATGTCGTCACCGCGATCACCGCCGACACCCTGACCGAAACCACGCAGGCCGTCTCGCTGTCCACGAACGTTTACAGCGCTGTCGCCCTGTCGGACGAGGACATGACCCTCCGCATCGAGGACGGCGTTTCGCAGGTGCTCGCGCCGCAGACGCTCGCCATCGCCGAGTACATCGAGCAGCTCGTGGTCGCCAAGCTCCAGACGGTCACCGAGACCGCCGCGCTTGACTCCATCTACACGATGGGCACCGTCGGCACGCTGATGCCGCTGTTCCTGCTCGCGCGCAAGACCCTCCGCGACATGGCGGCCCCGGCTTCCGGCCTGTTCGCGGCCGTCGGCACCGGCATCTACCAGGACGTCCTGGCGCAGGTGTCCGCCGTTGGTGCCGAGGGTGGTGCTGACCCGTTCGCCAACACCGGCGCGGCTCGCATCGCTGGCTTCAACGTGATCGAGTCGAACCGGCTTCAGCCGACCGAGGCGATCTTCTTCCACCGTGACGCGATCACCCTGGCGCTGCGCGCTCCGGTGATCCCGCAGGGTGTGACCTACGGCGCGTCGCTGCGCGCTGACGGTGGCGTGCCGATCCGTCTGATCCGCGACTACGACGCCAACGCGCTCGGCGACCGGCAGATCCTGAACCTCTACGCGGGCACCGCGCTGATGAACGCTCAGGTCAGCTCGACCGGCACCCCGGTCAACTTCGTGCTGCGCGTGAACGACGGCGCTGGCGTCTAATCCGTCACACCTAACGTTGCGCTGAGGGCCACTGTCTACGGACGGTGGCCCTCGGCCTTCGCGACTCGAAAGGACAACCATGCCCGCAAACACCGGCACGCAGGCCCAGGTCGTGTTCGCACTCCACGAGCTGATCCGCGCGTTCCTGACCGGCGGCCCGGTCAGCATCGCTGCCGCCCGCACCAAGCTCACCACCGCGCTCACCGCGTACGACGCGTAACAGGAGGCGACCGTGTCTGAACTACCTGCACTTGCAACGGTCGCCCAGCTTGAGACTCGGCTCGGCGTGCCCACCGGCACGTTGGCCGGCACCGACCTCGCGCGCGCACAAGCGGACCTGGCTGACGCCTCGGACCTTGTGCGCACCGAGGGACGTCGCCCATGGACCGACTCGACAGCGCCGCCCTCCATCGTCGTCGTAACGCTGCAAGTCGCCATGCGCGCGTACAACAACCCGAACGGCTACGCGGGCGAAACAGTGTCCGCCAACGGCGCTACGTACAGCTACAGCAGCGATCAGCAAGCGCTCGGCATCTACTTGACCACTGATGAGCAAGCCGTCGTGCTGCTGGCAGCGCGCCAAAGCACGTACAGCGGCGCATGGCGCGGCACTGGCAGCGTGCTCACGCCCAAGCCCGACGTGCGCGGTCTACCCGCCACCGGCTACGGCCATTGGTCGTGGTGCCCGTGATGTTCCCCAACACGCTGACGTTCCTGCGCGCGACCGCGCCGGACGCATACGGCAACCCCGGCAACGACTGGACTACGCCGACAGCGACGATCGCGCGCGGCATGTTCCTGCATACCGCTGCGTTCGTCCCTTCGGACACTGACGTGCAACCTAACGATCGTCTCGTGTTCGCTGGAGCGACCTATCACGTCGACTCAGTAGCGCACATGGGTCCTGGTCGCGACGTTGTGCTTGCTGCCAACCTCTCGCGTATGCCGGACGGTGCCTGATGGCCGACAAGTTCCGGCTCGACAAGAAGGGCATCGCCGACCTGCTCAAGTCGGACGGCGTTGCTGCGCATGTCGGCGAAGCTGCCGCTGCGGTCGCTGAAGCAGTGACACGCCTGTCGACGACGCCAGCAAACCAGGGCTATCCGCCACCGATCCCGGTGCACCAATACGAGACCGACCGCGCAGCGTTCAGCGTGTCCGCCCCGGCTGGCCTGCAAGCCGTCCATGGCGTGCTGACGGCCGCGATCGTTGAAGCGGGCCTGGAGGTCGGCCAACGTGGCAAGTGACCTCTACGTATTCGGCGACCCGCTGCTCGGCACACTGGCCGTGCTACGCGCGGCTGACGCCCCGTCCGCCCCGAGCCTTACTTGGGGCACCCTCATCCCGAACACTGCCGGGCTCGGCGATCCTGCGTTGCCCTACGGGTTAGTGGCATCGGACGGCGAGCAGTCCAAGACACTCGCTGACACGACCGCGCTCGTGCGCGTGACCATCTGGGCAGCGACCCCGGCTGAGGCTCGTCGTCTCGCTGGCTGGGCGCGTGCCTTGCTGCTCGCCTCGAACGGCGACGGCGCGAACGTTCGCCACTACGGCCGATCAACCGGCCTGCTCCCAACCACCGACCCGAGCGGGCACTACCCCGTCTGCTCGTTCACCGTCGCGGCGCGTCTGCTGCCCGTGGCTATCTAACGAAAGGAAGGACGCCCATGAGTGGCGACCCGACTAACGCCGCGCTCTGGCAGAACGCGGACGTTTACATCGCCCCCAGCTCCACCAGCGGCCCGACCGACGTGTCCACCGCGTGGGGCGCAAGCTGGGACGCTGTCGGTCTGCTCGACGGCGAGCAGGGCTTCACCGAGTCTCGGTCTCAGACGTCCAACGACTTCTATGCGTGGGGCGGCATCTTGGTCAAGAACACCAAGAGCAAGCTGAAGCGCTCGATCAAGTTCACCGCGCTGGAAGACAACGACATCGTCTTCAATCTCGTCAACCCTGGCTCGACGCGGACCACGGCCACCGGCATCACCACGGCGACCGTCGTGACGCCGCAGAACAACGAGTTCGCCATCGGCTTCGAGGTCCGCGACGGTGACAAGGTCCGCCGCCGCGTAGTCCAGCGGGCAACCCTGGAAACCGTCGCTGACATCAAGGACGGCGAGGGCAACCTCACGGCCTACGAGGTCACCGTCGTCCTGTACCCGCAGTCGGACGGCACGCTCTACACGGACATCTCCGGCTCCGTCGCGTAACACTCGCACCACTTGAGGACCGGCCGTGACGTGGGAAGCGCGGTCGGTCCCTCACTTCCCTCAACTCCCCACCACCCCGTAAGGACAAGACCATGACTGCACCCATCAAGGCCGACGCTCTGGGCACCGCGGTGACCTTCGACTACGACGGCACCGAGTACACCGTCCCGGCCGCCTCCGACTGGCCGGTTGACGCGCTGGAGTCGTTCGAGGACGGCAAAATCATCGCGACCGTGCGCGCCATCCTGGGCGCTGCGCAGTGGAAGACGTTCAAGGCCGCATCGCCGAAGGTGTCCCAGCTCAATGAGATGTTCGGCGCCCTCCAGGCCGCCACCATCGGCGGCAAGGGAAACTGACCGCGCTCGCCGCGCTGCTACGCGACCACCCCGACGCTCTTGAGGCCGACCTGCAACGGTATTACGGCCTCGACCTGGGTGGGCTGTGGCGCGGCGAGCTTTCGTTGCGGCGCTTGGCCGTGCTCGCCTCGCAACTGCCGGTCGGCAGTGCGACCTGGGCCATCTCCGCGAACGTCCCCTACGGCTGGTCGCTGACAGACATCCTCATCGCCGACCTGTTCCACGCATTCGCCGGCGAACCGCACCCGCTACATCCGGGCATCGCCAAACAGGCCGCCGCGACCAAGACCAAACAAGCTGACCAACTCGCCATGCTGCGCGAGCGCCGCGACCGCATCGCTGCCGAGCGTGCTGCGCCCAACGTTGAGCCCGACCACAAGGAGTAACGATGTCCAACGTTGGATACGCCACCGTCTCTGTCATCCCGTCCGCCGAGAACTTCGGCACGAAGCTCAAGGAGCAGGTCGTCCCTGCCGCCGAGACGGCGGGCCACGAGGCAGGCGAGAAGGGCGGCGAGAAGCTCCGCGAGGGCATGGGCGAGCACATCGCCGAGGTCGGCAAGATGCTCGTCGGCATGTTCGCCATCGGCGAGAGCGTCGAGTTCCTCAAGGGTGCCGTCGAATCCGCCGAGGCGTTGGAGAAGCAAACCGAGGCGCTCAGCGTCGTCATGGAGCACGCCAAGCTAGGCAGCGCCGAAGCGTTCAAGGAGTTCAACGCCTCCATGCTGGAGGCGACCGGCACTAGCCAGCTCGCGGCGTCGCAGATCGAAACGTCGTTCGCCAAGGTGCACGACGCGACGGTCCCCGAGATCGAGGCCGCCACGAAGGCGACCATCGACATGGCCGCCGCCCTCGGCATGGACGCTCCCTCGGCCGCCGCGACGTTCTCCAAGGCACTCGTCGACCCGGCGCACGCCGCTCGCGTGTTGAAGACCGCAGGCGTCGAGTTGAACGACGAGCAGTCAAAGTCGATCGAGAAGTTCCTCAAGGCCGGCGAGGTCGCCAAGGCACAGGGCGTCATCATCGAGGCCGTCGGCGGCAAGTTCGAAGGCGCTGCCCACAAGATGGAAACGCCTATGGACAAGTTCAAGGCATCCATGGGCGAGCTGCAACTCAGCCTCGGCCAGAAGCTCTTGCCTGTCCTCAACAAGCTCGCCACCGCGCTCGTCGACACGATCGGCTGGATGGGCGACCACGCAACCCTCGTCAAGATCCTCGCTGGCACGTTCATCGCGCTCGCGACCGCGATGAAGATCGAGGCGCTCATCACGGGCGTCACGAAGGCGTTCGCCCTCGCGCAGGCCGCCGAGGAAGGGTTGACCGTCGTTCAATGGCTGCTCAATGCCGCCATGGATGCCAACCCGATCGGCGCGGTCGTGCTCGTAATCCTGGGCCTCATCGCCGCCGTCATCGCCGTCATCAAGTACCACAAGCAAATCGCCGAGATCGCCGTCAAGGTATGGGGCGCGATCAAGGACGCGGCGCTCGCCGCATGGGACTGGGTCAAGAGCCACTGGACCACGATCGTCGAGGTCATCGGTGGCCCCATCGCGATCCTCGTCATCCAGGTCGTCAAGCACTGGGACGACATCAAGGGCGCGGCCGAGGCCGCATGGCACGCGATCGTGTCCGCTTGGAACGCTGTCGTCAGCGCGGTCGGCACCGCATGGCACGCCGTCACTGACGCCCTGGACGCCGTCGGCAAGTTCTTCGAAGAACTACCCGGCCGCGTCCTGTCGGCCTTGGAAGCGTTGCCCGGTCTCGCGCTGCAAGGTCTCAAGGACCTCGCGTTCGCGATCGGCTTCGGCATCGGCCTCGCGATCAAGGAGATCATCGCGTTCCCCGGCCAGGTCGTCGACATCTTCACGACGCTGTGGCACGACGTCACCGGCATCGCCACGACGCTGTGGGATGACGAGGTCAACGGCTGGAAGACCATGTTCCACCTCGTCATCGGCATCCTCACGAAGCTGCCCGGCGAGATCGCCGACATCTTCACCTCGCTGTGGCACGACGTTGAGAACGTCGTCACGACCGGCATCGACAAGACGGTCGGGTTCTTCAAGGCCCTCCCCGGCAAGGCCAAGTCGGCGCTGTCGACGCTCGCCACGGATGTCAAGGACGCCGCCTCCGGCGCGGTCCACTGGCTCGAATCCGCTGGCGAGGACGTCATCAACGGCCTCATCAACGGCATCAAGGGCGCATGGCACAAGGTCACCGACCTCATCGGCAACCTCGCCGACAGCGTGTCGTCAGGCTTCAAGAAGGCCCTCGGCATCAACTCGCCTTCGCGCGTGTTCATGCAACACGGCGCAGACACCGTCGCCGGGTTCGTCCTGGGCGTTAGCGGCTCGCAGCACCAGGCGACCAACGTCATCACCGCGATGGCCAACGGCGTCGCCAACGCGTTCAACGGCAACGGCGCGACCGGCGTCGGCGCTGCGCTCGCGGGCGCTGGCGGCGGCACACGGACCCTCAACTACTACGCAGGCAGCGGTGGGCTGGGTTCCGAGGAAGAACTGTTCGCTGCCGCCAGTCGATCAAGGATGGTGTGGTAAATGCCAACGCTCCGGCTGGAGTCGCTCACGGACGCCTTCGATCTCGATGGCGTCATGGATACCGGCTACGGCACGGTGGCGCTCGACGGCGTCAGCGGCGTCGGTCTCCCGTCCGTCAGCACCCAATGGGTGGACGGCGCGGGGGACGGCGCTGTCTGGCGCGGCGAGCGTGTCCTGCCACGCGACATCGACCTCCCGCTCTACATCTCGGCCCCGGACCGCGCCACGCTGCGCGCGACAACGACCCGACTCGCTCGGATGTTGTCCGGCCCGATGACGTTCCGATTCACCGAGGACGACCGCTCATCGTGGACGCTGGATGTCCGCCGCAACGGTGGCGGCCAAATGGTGCTCGGCACCGACACTGACCGCGCGGTCACGCAGGCCGCCACGGTCATTAGCTTGCGCGCGGGCGACCCGTTCTGGACCTCATCGGTCGTCCAGCGGGTCACCGTCAACGCGATCACAGGCCGTGGCTTGCTGTCCTACGACGCCGACGGCTCCGGCCCCGGCGCTCGCGGTGGCTCGTCGTTCTCCTTCCTGCGCGTGTCATCGGCGCAGACCATCGGCGCGTTCACGATGTCGAACGACGGCGACGCACCCGCTTACCCCAAGTGGACGATCACCGGCCCCGGCACAAACCTCGTGGTCACGTCAAGCACCGGCGAGTCCTTCACCTGGACCGGCACCCTCGCGTCGACCGACACGCTCGTCATCGACACTCGCGCCGCGACCGTGAAAGACCAGACCGGCACCTCGCGGTATGCGTCGCTCGGCCCCGCGCCTCGCCTGTGGCGGGTGCAACCCGGCGCGACCACCGCCAACGTTTCGCTAACCGGCACAACCTCGGCCACGACCATCGTCGTCGAGTGGCAACCTAGGAGATGGACGGTCGTCTAATGTTTGACTTCACGGTCGAGGTCCGCGATAAGACCCTCGCGCGCGTGGGACAGATCCTCCCCGTGGACTTGAACCTGACGATCACCGAGACGTTCAACAACGTCGGTAGCTGGACCCTTGTCCTCGCCAACAACCACCCGATGGTGCCAGCGCTACGCACGCCCGGCGCTGGCATCATCGTCACTCGCGTCGACAACGGCACCGTCCTCATCTCCGGCCCGGTCGTCAGCCCCACCGTTGACGTGTCCTCCGCCAACCCTGGCGGCATGGTCACGATCACGGGTGTAACTGACAGCGTCATCCTCGCCGACCGGCTCGCCTACCCGCAGCCGGCCAACGCCGACCCGACCACGCAGACACAGACCAACGACACGCACACCGCCGACGCCGAGTCGCTGATGCACTACTACGTCAGCGGCAACATCGGCCCCGGCGCGTCGGCTAACAACGCCCTCACCGGCGACACCGCCACACTCGACAACCCCGCCAGCAATGGCAACTGGGTCGGCGTCGCCAACGCCTCCCACGCCTACGCCGCGTCGCCGGTACATTCCGGCGCGGGCTCGATGGCCGTGACCGCCACCGCCGCCGCCTCAGTGATTGTCGGCTCGTGCTCCAATGCGTCGATCACGACTCAAGGCGCGCCATGCAAGCCCGGCGACAACATCTACGCCGAGGCATGGGTACGGGCCGCGACAACCGGCCGCACCGTCCAGGTCGCCGCCGAGTTCTACAACGCCGCGGGCACCTCTATCGGCGCTCTATTCGGCCCCTTTATGGCGGACGTTACCGCCAGTTGGTCATTGGTGTCCGGCAACATAACCGCGCCCGCAAACGCCGCCTACTGCCGCATGTACGTCCAGGTCACCGCAGCCGCACTCGGCGAGGTCCACTACATCGACGACCCGGTCCTCAAGGTCGGTTTCGGCCGCCGCGACACGCGCATCGCTCTCGCCACCAACCTCGGTCGCGGCGCGACGGTCACCAAGTCGCCGCGCTTCCAGACGCTCGGCTCGCTGCTCGCCGAGATCGGCTCGGTTGCCAACTACCCGACCGGCACCATGCAGCTCGGCTTCCGCGTCATCCAGGTCGGCTCGGCGCTCCAGTTCGGCGCGTACCAGACCGCCAACCGCGCGGCCGATGTTCGGTTCGACATCGACAACGGCACCCTGGCATCGAGCAAGGTCGCTACGGCTGCGCCCAACGTCACGCGCGCGATCGTCGCCGGGCAAGGCCAGGGCACGCTGCGCGCGTTTGACGAGGTCACCTCAACGACCAGCCTCGCCGCCGAGTCGGCATGGGGCCGCCGCATCGAGCAGTTCATCGACCAACGCCAAACCAGCGACCCGCTACAGCTACTCGCTGCCGGTAACGACGCGCTCGCCAACGGCGGCCTGTCGCAGTTCGCGATGCAGGTCACTCCGGGCGACGACACCGCATGGGTGTTCGGCATCGACTACAACCTCGGCGACATCGTGACTGTTGTTGTCCGCGACGGCGGCAGCAACACGCTCGCCGCCACCGAGCTATCAACGATGGTCACCGGCTGGGTCCTCAAGGCAGACGCCTCAGGCCGGCGCTTCGGCGCGCTACTCGGGCAACCGTCCGACAGCCAGCTCACCGACTTCGGCGCGCGCTTGTCCAACCTGGAACGTAACGCCGAGGCCGCCAACGGCGCGGTGACCATGTTGGCAAACAACGCCTTCGCTGAAACCGCGCTCGGTACTGCGTACCCCGTGGGTGTCTCGGTCATGACGCTCGGCTCAGGTAGCGGGTGGTCGCTGGCCAGTGGGTTCGCCACCGTGGTCACGTTCTGTGTCAATGGGTCGCGCACCTATCAGGAGTATTACGCCAACAACACCAACCAGCGATGGTCGCGCTTCTACTACGACTCCGGCCCGCCCAACGGCTGGGGTCCGTGGTCGCCGATGTTCAACGATTCCGCCGACATCACCACCACACACAACATCACCGCCGCCAACCTCACGGCGACCGGCAACGTCGTCGTGGCTGGTGACATCACCATCGGCACCACCGGCCAAGGCCGAGGCATCGTCAGCTACCAGCGAATCGTGACCAACTTCTCATCTACCGCGTCCAACACCGAGCAAGCTGTGTGGACCTCGGCGAACATCGCGTTCCCGACCGGCCGCGCGTATCGGATCGTGTTCCGTGGACAAGTCAAGTCGACCGCTGTCCAAACCCCTGCCGCCACCATCCGCGAGTCCGGCGTCAGCGGTACGAGCCTCGTTGTGGGGCCGCGCATCCAGATGACGAGCACCCAGGACTTCCTGCTCACCTTTGAGGACGTCGTTGTCAACACGACCGGCTCGACCAAGACCGTGCCGCTCGCGCTGTGTCTGACGCCCAACGCAGCCACTGCGACCGCCGTGATCCTCGACGGACAACCCGTCCCGTCCTCAACGTTCCTGATGGTCGAAGACGTCGGCCCCGCCTCCGCATTCACTGGCTCGGTCTCACTCACGTAAGGAATCGCCGCCATGGCTATCTCGTATTACCCCTTCGACAACGCCGACACGACCGAAACGCAATACAGCAACCTCATGCGCGAGTTTCAGGAGTCCGGCGTCTGTGACTCGGTCGGCGGCACGGGCCTCCAGGTGACACTCGCCTCGGGCTCCAACCTGAACGTCGCCGCTGGCACTGGCATCCTGCGCGGGTTCCAGGTCGTCAGCGACGCAACGACCACCGTGACGGTCGGCGCTGCGTCGGCTTCGACGCGGCTCGACCTCGTGGTTGCGCGCATGGACCCGACCGCCAACACGATCGTCTTCGCGGTCAGCGCGGGCACGGCCGGCTCAGGTGTCGCGCCGTCCCCGGCCAGCTCGCTGACGGGCGTGTTTGAGATTCCGCTCGCGGTCGTGACGGTGCCCACCACGGGCTCGATCACCGTGGCCGACGCGCGCTGGTTCGTCGGGATGCGCGTGCGCGTGCACAAGAACGCCACCCGCCCGGCCGCCAACACGGTCCGCCTCGGCCAGATGGCGTTCAACGCCGACACGCTCGCCTACGAATACAGCAACGGCTCCACCTGGGTCGCGCTGCTGCCGACGTTGGTCCCGCAGGCAACGAAGTGGGGACCTGGCTCGGGCTATGCGCTCGTCGTGCAGACCGCCACCCCTGCCGTGACTGCCAACACCATCTGGATCAAGCCGACCGCGTAAGGACAGCGCCTTGACTACCTACTACGGCAACACGTCCGACAACGGCCGCGTCTACATCACAGCAACCGTGTCGAGCCAGTCCCAGACCAACAACACCTCGACGATCTCGTGGGCGTTCGGATGGGACTTCCTCGGCGCGCCGACCGACCGCGAGCTGGACGATGCCCTCTGCTACATCGACGGCACCCGTTACAGCAAGTCCGGCCAGGTGCGCTCGTACCCGACCGGCCACAGCGGCACCGGCCTCTACCAGATCACCTCGGGCAGCTTCACCGTCACGCACGACTCGGCCGGTAACCACTCGCTGTCGATTCACGGCAACCTGACCGGCTGGATCAACGGCCCCGACGCCGTCTCGACGATGGGCACGCAGACCATGGCTCTGCCGCGCATCGCCAAGGTCCCCGGCGCGGCGTCCGCGCCGACGCTGGCGCTCCAGGCCGTATCTGGCTCGACCTCGCGCAACATCAACGTGTCCTGGTCGGCACCATCCGACAACGGCGGCTCGGCGATCACTGGCTACACCGTCCAGCTCGCCACCAACTCTGGCTTCACGACCGGCGTGGCGACCTACCCGGTCACCGGCACATCCACCTCGATCGTCGGCCTCGCCTACGCCACGACGTACTACGTCCGCGTGCTGGCCAAGAACGCGGTCGGGTCCGGTGCCTACGGCACGTCGGCGAGCAAGACAACCGGCGCTAACGTGACCGACGCGCCGATCATCGGCAGCATCGACAACATCGGTCCGCTGTCGGCCGACGTGTCATGGGCGACCCCGCTCAACACGAACGGCTCGGCCGTCACGTCATACGACGTGCAATGGTCGACCGCCAGTGA